CAAACGGTCGCATTATTCCTGTCCACTATACTGGCACTGTTGAGATTGCTGACAAAATTGAGACGCGCAAAACCTTACAGGTGGATAGAACAAACCATTTAGATAGTTTGGCTAACCTTGTACGCGACGGCCTGATTACCTTCCACAACTATGGCCAACAGAAAGAGGTTATTAAATCTCATCTGCGTGACATGGTTAGGGAGAAAATGGGGGAGAAAACCCCTGTTTGGCGTAAATTAACTGGCCATGACCATTACTTCCATAGCCTTGCCTATTTATCGACTTCGGTGAAATTCTATCGTGGTGAGTTTGTGGGCCACAAGATAGAGGAAGCGAGAACAGTTTTGGCTTATGGTGCCATTAACCTTGGCGGCCAGAGTCGGGCGAATTTGTGGGGACATCAAAGCAGGGCTTATTAAGTGAGCCGCTTCTCTGCTATACTTCAACCCAATTAACAAATTTTGTACAAGAGGCGTAACCTCATGGCGACTAATAGCTTAACCAGTAAACTGGGTCAGATTCTTCTGCCTAAGAAGACTCCAAGCCCACAGGGGGTGAGTAATTCGCCAACCTTCCAAAGTAATAATTCGGCGAACGTATTAACAGTTCCCACTTATCGTGACCATTTGACGGATATTTTCACGACTCGTTCGGCTGATGATGCTAATACATTGTTGCAGAATTTACTTGTGAACGATCCTGATGCTTCTGCTGCCGTTAATGCTTATCTAACTACAGCCGACACCAAACCAGTTATGTACGTGAAGGATATAAACGACAAAATTGACCGAAATGGTCAGAAGGTTTTGAACGCCATTCTTGATACGTTGACGACTCGTTATGACTACAATACCGTCGGTTTTCAGTATAAGCCTACGTTACGAGCGATGGCTGAGGAATTACGGTATATGCTACTGCTGCGAGGTATGTTGGTTGCGGAAGCCATTGTTAGTAAAGAAGGAATCTTTGAAGCTATCAGGCTAATCGACCCGCTCAGTTTAGAGTGGTTTGAAAAGACTAATGGTAGACTCACCCCCGAACAGGTGCCAACAGGTGGCGGTAATAACATCTCGCTGGATGTCGTTTCTGTATTCGTTTCTTATTATAGACAGGATCCAACTAAGGCTTATTCTAACTCCCCTTTCATTTCTGCGATAAATACGATAGCTGCGCGTCAACGTATTATCAATGACTTATACCGCATTATGCTGATAACTGGCTACCCCCGTTTGGACATTGAAGTATTAGAAGATGTTGTTGTTAAGAACGCACCTCTGGACATCAAAGGTGACTCTGTAAAACTTACGCAGTAAATAAACAACACCATTACTTCAATAACTAATACAGTGAGTAATCTTCGGGCCGATCAAGCATTTGTTCACACCGATAGTATTAAGGCTGACATGGTAAACACAAAATCGGCTGGTATGACTTTAGACATTCAACCAATTATTAAAACCCTAAATGCCCAAAATCAAGCAGGTTTGCGTGTGATGGCTACTACTTTAGGTCGAGGAGAAGCGGGTGTAAATACTGCTTCAATCGAGGCGTTGCTATTCGCCAAAAACGCTGAAGCGTTAAACCAACCTATTGCTGAGTTATGGCAGCAGATATTTACTTTTATTCTGCGTTTGACAGGAAGTACCTCTCGGGTTGTTGTTAAATTTGAACCCGTAGAAATGCGCCCAGCAACGGAACTATGGGCGCAAAAGGTACTGCAACAATCCTTCTTGCAAAAGGAACTGAGCTTGGGTTCGATAACTGACGACGACTACCACCTAGAGTTATTCGGCCACATACGGCCTGATGAGGCCCCGATACTTAGTGGCACGGGGTTTGCTGGGGCGGGAGGGGTTATTGACGCGGGGGGTATAAGCCCTAATCAAGATGCAACAGGACGTTCAGTAAGCTCTTCGGCTGATAAGTCAGCGAAGAGCAACAGTGTGAAAAAGTAAGGTTTAATCAGTGATTGAGATGGTATAGGCCATTAAAGCTGCATAAGCTCTCGGATCAATGAGAGCTTTCCACTTTTCGGCTTGCCGTTTAATGAAGGCTTCTTTGACTTGCTTATAAGCTTGGAAGGCAAGCTCAGGAGTGTTGAAGAGACCTATGTGGTCGAAGGACTTATCGGTGCAGCATTGGGCTAGAAATTTACCTCGACAAGTAGAGACCCCTATGGGTAAGCTGCCCCTACCAGCTTTATGAGAGTTCAATAAAGCATTTAACTCTCTTGGTATGAATAAACAAGTGGCTTCAGAGTAAATTTTATTTCCTTTAAAGAGTAAATCCTTATCTAAATGGTATCCGTCTTGACTAAATCCCACCTGTGTTTGGCACCAGTCGTGGAAGTAAGAGTAGTTTTTGAAGTTCTCGCTAACTGAACAACCAAAATATGTGGGCTGTCTTTGCTGAGTTTTGGAGCAATAGCAGCGTTTTAGGAGGTTGCTCCAGAGATTATACTCCTTGAGAATTTTACCACTTACCCTAACAGGGTATTTTCCATCGTTTATACCAACACCAAAAACTAACTTAGTCATTTTCGATTCCTCATTCAAAGGCATTCAGAAGTGATGCAGCAACAGGTGAATGAATCCTGCTTTCGGGTGGCCGCCCTAAGCTGCAAATAAATTATACCACCAATACCAGTCCTAATTGTTCAAGTTCTGTAAAAAGAAAAAAGCCCTCGTAAAGAGAGCTTTATTTTCCCGCAGTAGTAATCTTTACCTCTCGGCAGCCGACGACAGTGCTTCCAGAACCACAAACTTGGCAGACGGCTAGAGAATTGAACTCCACACAGCAAGTTTTGGAGACTCGCTCGCCACCTTGGAACATGGCCGCCTAAGTAAACTACCCACTTCTTCTCGGCAACGGCAAGTGGTCAACCATCATGTCAAAGGTACTGCTACCCTGCCTTCCTCCTTTTGGCTACAACCTACACCCACCTATGGAGTATCTTCAGGTCTTGGTAGTTAGCACTATAGGGAGGAAGCCACCCTGTGTTGAAAGATTACCAAAGGTATTAAACCTTGTCTGTAAAGAAGTGTAACTTTTACAATGTATTTGCAAACGCCGCCACGTTATAGTAATCTTTACACATCTACAAAATTCATACGAAAAGTGCTATGAAACGCATTGAATTAACGGAAAGAATCAAATCTTTTATCACAGCTTCTGTGGGGGATACGATCGACTACGAGAAGATTGCCGCTTTTGAGGCAACCGCCGTTACGTCTCTGCCTCTCAATAAACGCGGTTCAGTGTTTGATCGTGGGCAGATTACTGCTGAGACTTTCATTGAAGCAGCTAACCTTATCAATACAGGTACTTTTGTACCCCTTCACACGTTGCATGAGCAAGGTTATGAAATTCCTGTAGGCCGTTTATTCTACGGTGAACACGTTAAGTCGAATCAAGGTACTGACGAGCTTCGTGTGTTGTTCTTTGTTGATGGTACAAGTCCTGACTTAATTAGTCGCCTTGATACAGGTGTCATCGAAGAGGTCAGCGTAGGTATGCAGTTTAAGCGTTTGCTTTGCTCTACCTGTAACATTGACTTGATGGAAGACAATGAGTCTATTTGGTCACAGACCTGTAAGAACGGTCACGTCATGGGCATGGGTTCAAACCATGTGAAACCAGACGGTGTTGCCAATTTCCGTGAGATGAGCTTAGTTTCCAAAGGTGCCAGTAATGGTGCGAAGGTTCTTGGCGCACAAAAACGCTTACTCGCTTCTGCTTATTACAAAGACGGCTCTGCTTTAGCAGCCTCCTTGAAAGACCCTGAATTTATGCTTTTTGGTTCTCCCACTAAGCTTGCTGAGGAAGACCCTATGTTGATTGCTGAGTTACAAGCCAAACTAGCTAAGGCTGAAGGCGACCTGACTTTGACAGCTACAGCTAAGGCTGAAGCCGAAGGTAAAGTTGCTACGCTTGAAGCTGCTAAAACTGAGGCCGAAGGTAAGGTTGCTGTTTTAGAAGCCAAGCTTGCCGCAGAGGCTGAAAACAACTCTGGCCTTGCCGCTAGTATCACAACTTGGGAAGCAGCTTGTACAGCTTCCGAAGCTGCTAAGACTGAAGCTGAAGGTAAAGTTGCTACGCTTGAAGCTGCCAAGACTGAAGCCGAAGCGAAATTGTTAGCTGCTGAAACTGAGTTAGCCCCTCTAAAGGCTGCTCAAACTGCCACGCTTACTCAGCGACCATTTAAGCTTCCTATCGGCGGTGTAGCCAATTTGAATGCTACGACTACCGATAGCGAAAAACCAAAAACTGTTACGACTGGCTCCAACGCCTTTCGGACACCCAAGTAACTTTGTAAACTAAACCCCCACTAGGAGACAACGC